CCCCCGACTGGCCCGCCGACGATCCGCGCTGGCCGGAGTGGGAGCAGGAGCACTGCGACGGCGGCGGAATGAGGCCCCGATGATCACGATCACCCGCGAGCCGGGCGACTACGGCGTGGAGCTGATCGCGCGCTGCGTGTGCGGTGCGGAGATCTCCACCTTCGTGGAGAAGGGCTCGATCCCGCCCGTCTTCCCCGGCCCCTTCCCTGACGATCTGGAGTGCGAGGCCTGCGGGCGCTGGTACAACGGCTGCGGGCAGGAGATCAACGCGCGCGGATCCTTCGATCCCGCCGACGCGGGCGAGAGGTGGGATGAGGAATGAAGCGGATGCACGGCCTCCAGCGTGACGTGAGCTTCTGGGAGGGCCTCTGGGAGTGGTTCGTGTGCATCGTCTTCGTCTGCGGCCTGATCTTCGCAGCGTGGTGCGTGTACGTGCTCGTGTGGGTGGCGCTGGGCGAATGAGGGGAGACCGGATGGCAGAGTACATGAGCGTGGCTGAGTTCGGAGCGCGCTTCAACTACAGCAAGAAGACGGTGCTGGGCTGGATCGACAGTGGCCTGCTCCCGGCGGCACGCCCGCCGGGGGCGCGCAACGTGGCGTGGCGGATCCGCGAGGACGACGCGCTGGACTTCATGGTAACGGGCCGCGTGAACGACACGGGTGTGCTTCTGGCGGAGTGGCGCTCGCGGAGCATGGATGGCTCGCTCAAGCGCCTGTACCATGAGGGCGATCGCTTCCGCCTGCGCAGCTACTTCCCGTGCAAGGCGGGCGAGGCCCTGCGTGAAGACGTGACGCAGGGACAGTTCCTCAAGGCGGAGGTCGCCCGTGATCTATACGAAGCAGCCCCTGAGCAAAGACGAGCTTTCCCGCCTGACCCGCGAGGCGGACGATGAGGCCCTCAGCGCGGCGCGCGGACTGGCGCTCATTCTCGTGGCCTCTGTGGTCGCGTGGGTGGTCATTATGACGGCCGTGGTGATCGTTTGGATGTGGTGGTGATGGGCACACGATCTGGCGGCGGGGCTCGTGGTGGGCTCACGGGGAACGAGAGCAAGGCCACCGTCTTCCCCGACTACAAGGACGCGCTGGCCAAGGCGCAGGCCATGGCCGATCGCACCGGGCGTGAGGTGGGGATCGAGAAGCGCACGGAGTTCGGGCGCGAGGTCTACAGCGTCAAGCACCTGCCCGACGCGGCCAACCGCTACGGCTACGAGGCGCGCATGGAAGTAGTGGCCCCGCGTCCCCCGGAGCCCACCTATGACGAGCGCCCTTGGAATCAGCCGGGCGCGCGTTGGCTGGGGATCGGCGAGTCCAACCCGGACACCTATGAGTTCCCGCACCAAGTGACGCTGCGCAACCGCTACTCCCACGATCTCGTGGAGGTGAGCTACTTCAAGACGCCGGAGATCGCCAAGGCCTACCGGGACTTCAACCGGGGCGGCGACTACACTGTGGTCTACAAGAGTCTGAGACAGGGGGCAGCATGACCTTCCAAGAGGCAGCCAAGCTCGTGGGCTTCACCGATCCACCCAAGTGCCCGGATCCTGCGATCCAGAAGGGCGCGGAGGCGTGGCTTGTGCGCACCGTGCAGGACGTGGTGGACAGGCGCGGCGTGGGTGCCGTGGGGGCGCAGGCGGCGGGGATCCGCGAGCTGTTCACGCGTTCCTTCATGGCCCCGCCCGGGATGCACTTCTAGATCTTCCGTCACCGGGCGGGCGTAGAGTTCACCTTGCGTCCGCCCTTTGGCGGGGGTAGGATTTGACCATGGCCAACAGACAGGAGGACCCAGATGGCACACAAGACGGCTGACCAACTAGGCGAGGCGGCGTGGCTGGAGCACCGCAAGACGGGAATCGGAGCGAGTGAGGCGGCTGCAGTCTGCGGCGTCTCGCAGTATTCGAGCCCGGCCAAGGTCTACGCTCAGAAGAAGGGGCTCGTGGAGCCCTTTGAGCAGACTGAGGCCATGTACTTCGGGCACGCCTTTGAGGACTTCATGGTGGCGGAGTTCACCAAGCGCACCGGCCTCCGCGTGCACTCGCGTCAAGCCCTCGTGCGCTCGCGCACGGTGCCCTTCATGCTCGCCACGCTGGACGGGAAGGTGGGCAAGGATTCCATCTTTGAGTCCAAGACGGGAGGCTTCTTCCAGCTTGGCGCGTGGGAGGGCGAGCGGATCCCCGACGACTACATGGTGCAGGTCCAGCACTCTCTCTTCGTGGCGGAGCGTGCACGCGCCCACGTCGTGGCCCTGATCGGGGGCCAGCGGTGGTTCTACCACGTCGTGGAGCGTGACGAGGCCATGATCGAGAACATCCTCAAGATCGAGCGCGTCTTTTGGGAGGATTACTTCGTGGCGGGCGTGATGCCCCCCCCGGACGGCTCCGCTGACGCCACCAACCTGCGCAAGTTCCTCTTCCCGCAGGACGATGCGACCACGCTGGCGCTCAGCTCCGACGATGAATACCGCGTGGCCAACCTGATCGCCGACTACGTGGAGTGGAAGGCCGTGGGCGATTCGGCGGCTGCCCGCATGGAGCTGACCAAGCAGACGCTCATGGATCTCATGGGCGAGGCGGAGACGATCCAGATCGACGCGGGCAAGGTGACGTGGAAGAACACCAAGCCCGGCACTCGTCTGGATGGGAAGGCGCTCGCTGCGGCGCACCCCGCGATCGCGGCGGAGTTCACCGTGGAGACGCCCTCGCAAAGGCGCTTCAACATCTATCCGAAGAAGGCGTGATGGCTGAGAACAAGCCCTGCCAGCACTGCAGCAAGCGCGCGGCGAAGAAGAGAGTCACGACTTCAAGCCACGTCAAGGATATGACCGCCGGGACCTACGGCGAGGACCTCGCCAGCTCAACCTTCAAGTTCGAGCTGTGCGACGTGTGCGCGCGGCTCTACATGGACACAACCGCGATCCAGATGCGCAACTACGCGCTGGACCTGACGAAGGACGGCCAGTACCGGCGTCTGCTCAGCAACCCCGGAACGGGGCTCGACAAGCTGCAGACCGACGAAGACTACGTGGACTGCGACGCAGAAGAGGTGGCGTGATGGCTGAGCACGATGTGGTCTACTACGTGGCCGCTGAGCTGGGCACTGACCACGGGACGGGCAGCACGCACCTCTGCGACCTCTCCGGGCCGTGGGCCGACCGGCGCACCGCGCACGACGTGATGGAAGAGATCAGCCGGATCCTCGCGCTGGAGATCGAGGCCAACTGGCCTGAGGAAACGCAGGAGATCCTTGACGCCTATGAGAAGGCGTACAACGTGGCCGCAGGGCCGACCGCAGAGACAGGAGAAGGGCAGGATGCAAGCTGAGAAACTGTACGTGACGTTCAAGGTCGTGGAGCTGCGCGCCGGAGTGCTGGGCAGCCGCACGCGGATCGACACGATCAACTTCAAGGGTGAGACGGATCTCTCCATGGGCCAGCTTCGCGCCATGCTCAGCGAGATCCTGCTCGCCAAAGACGCGGAGCCCGCCGTGGCGCTGGCCGTGGGAACGGCGTGGTCCAAGGAGCACGTCCTTCCTCAGGAGCCCGTGAAGGACCCGCGCGTGCGCACCTGTGACAACCCGGACTGCAAGCGTTCGTTCGTGGCACACTCCAGCACGCAGCGCTTCTGCGGGAAGAAGGAGTGCAGGCAGTGGGGCAAGACGCGCCCGGCGAAGCGCTACAAGAAGAGGGGCGTGGAGTACAAGCAGGCGGAGCCGTGGAAGCCCAAGGCGACCGTGGCTGCGGGCATCGGCGTAACCAAGGGATCCGTAACTCTCTAGACAGGAGCACAGCATGGCTGACGTGGGAGACAAGCTCGCCAAGCGGGCAGCAGACGCAGGGGGCCTCGCCAAGCGCGGGGCTCCGCAGTCGATCGCGGAGTTCTTCAGCTCCCCGGCCGTCAAGAACGAACTGGAGCGTGCACTCCCGCAGGGCATGAGCGCCGATCGCCTCTTGCGCGTGGCGCTCACGCAGATCCGCCTCAACCCCAAGCTGGGGGAGTGCAACGTGCCCAGCCTCGCAGCGGCACTCCTGCAGAGCGCGCAGCTTGGCCTTGAGCCCGGCGTGCTGGGGCAGGCCTACCTCGTGCCCTACTGGAACAAGCGCACGAGCACCTTCGATTGCACCTTCCTGATCGGCTACCGGGGGATGATCGACCTCGCCCGGCGGAGCGGGCAGATCTCCAGCATCTACGCGCACGTGGTCTATGAGCGTGACGAGTTCAAGTATGAGCTGGGGCTGGAGCCGATCCTCAAGCACGTGCCCAGTTTCGCCAAGGACAAGGGCGCAAAGATCGGGGCCTACATGGTGGCGCGCTTCAAGGACGGCGGCTTCCACGTGGAGTTCATGGCCACGGAAGAGATCTACCTGATCCGCGCGCGTGCGCAGGGCGCGTTCGATCGTCAGGGGCGCGTGCAGGGGCCGTGGGCGACCGACGAAGACGCCATGTTCACGAAGACGGTGATCAAGCGGGCCTTCAAGTACCTGCCCGTGCGCACCGAAGACGCCCGCGCCGTGCAGGGCGCAGACGAGACCGTGAAGGCGATCCCGGTGTCCGGGCGTATCAGCGAGGACTTCGCCACCGATATGCCCGACGTGAGCGAGCGCGACGATCCGCTGGCCAACGTCGATCCTGACACGGGTGAGATCCTTGAGGGTCAGGTTGAGGTTGAGGTTGAAGAAGAGCCTCCGGGCAGGGGACCGCTCAAGGCTCCTGCGCCTGCGGGCAAGCGGCGCAGGGCTCAAGCTCCGGCTGAGAGTGAGGGCGACGTGATGAGTCAGGTCATAGCTGAGGCCGACGCCAGTGGTGAAGAGGTCACGGCCATTGATCTGGCCGCGCGGGCACGGGCCAAGATGGTGGCCATGCAGAAGGAGCGCGAGCAGGAGGCCGCAGTGGAGACCGCTGAGGCGCAGCCCGTGGACGACTACGCGGACGGAGGCTTCGAGGTCTAGCTGAGGGTTAGGCCGGGTGGGTGCGCTCTGCTATTGCATCCGCCCGGCCTTGCCATAGGATCGCAGGCAGACAGACAGGAGCAGGCAACGTGAAGAAGATAGAGGTCTACCGCAAGCGCCAGAGGCTGACAGGGGCTGAGCTGGCGCGACGGGCGGGGATCAGCCCCTCGCAGGTATCGAATATCGAGCTGGGGCGTCACATCCCGCCCGCAGGCTCGATCACTCTCGTGCGCCTGAACAAGGCGCTGGGCAGGCCGGAGACGCGCGCCGATGCCCTGCTGGAAGAGGCTGACCATGAGTAGGGTTCCCCCGGCCGCTGCGAGGCGGATGCGCGAGGCCTATCGCCTCTTGGACAGGGCGCAGAAAGAGGTTGGGGCGCTGCCCATGGTGACGGCTCCTGCAGGCGTGCTTGGCCAGCACACGCAGCTCGTGACCGATCCGCAGGATCTCTGTGCCTACGCAGGGATTGGGGCGGCTCTGACGGCCTTGGATATGGTCCTTCCGCGAGTGCCCTGCGCCAACCCGGAGTGCGGTGAGCTTCTCGTGCCCGTGAACGGGAGGCTCTACCATTCGTCCGCCTGCCAGAAGCGCGCCGCCGGGGCGCGTCACCGGGCCAAGCGCACCGTGGAAGAGCTTGAGGTTGAGGCGATCCGCGAGGGGCGCTCGCCAGCGAACGCGCGAGGCGAGGGCGACTCGCACCTGAAACCATGGGCAGAAGGGTAGGCGTGATGTGGATCGTGAGGTGGCGCGTGGAGGATATGCAGCGCCAGAATCAAGAGATGCGCGAGGCCTGCTGGCAGGCCAGTTCTGAGGCCACCGACTACCGCATAGACAACGAGCTACTGCGCCGGGAGATCGAGATCCTCAAGCTCAAGCTGGCCACGGCTCGTGAAGAGTGCGTGAGCCTGCGGGACGCCCGTGAGCTGGAGCTGGCCAAGGCGCACGTCAAGGAGCAGGGCGACGAAGCTGTGGCCGCGCTCGCGGGGAAGTTCCGGTGAGCCTCGCCGAACAGGTGCGGGCGCAGGAAATGGAGCTGACGGAGCTGCGCAGGCTGTACCTCATGCAGGGCGTGGAGCTGGAGCTGGCCAAGCAGGAGGCCCGTCAGTACCGTGGCCGTGCCGTGGCGCTGGCCCGCGCTACCCGTCGCCAACGTCACTGGAAGAACGCCCTGCGGCTCACGACGATCGTGCTGCCCGTGAGGGCGGAGTGATGGCATGGATCCCCGTGGATCAGGCGCTGCCCACGCACTTCAAGACGACGCGTGCGGCCAAGATCGCAGGGGTGTCCACAGAGACACTCATAGGACACCTGATCACCCTGTGGCTGTGGGCGGTGGACAACGCGCCCGATGGAGATCTGGACGGATTCGGGGCGCAGGAGATTGAGCTGGCAGCCAACTGGCCGGGTGAAAAGGGGCTCCTGCATGAGGCCCTCAAGGGCTGCGGAAAAGCGCGCGGAGTGGGCTTTATCGAGGTCTCAAGGGGCGGCGCGGTCCAGCTCCATGATTGGGATGAATATGGGGGCAAAGCAGGGGCACAACGGGACAAGTGGCGCGAGCTAAAGCGTCGCCAGCGACACAATCAGGCTCAGTCCACCGGGACTGTCCACCCCTGTCCCGTGGAAGTCCCGTCACAGAAGAGAAGAGAAGAGAAAGATCAAGATCAAGTACATACCCTAGTGTCCCGTGGAAGTCCAAAGGACACATTCCCTGCGTGGTGGAAGGTCTACGGATCCCGTGGCAGCAAGGCGGACGCCTTCGCCTGCTACGCGTATTGGATCACCAAGGGGGCAAGCGCTGACGATCTGCTGAAGGCGGCGCGCAACTACGTCGCCTCCTGCAGCGTGCAGGACCGACTCCTGAAGGACGGCTCCACGTTCCTCGCCAAGAAGCCCAACCGCTGGCAGGAGTGGGTGGAGGGCGTAGTGCCCGTGGTGGCTCTGGGCAACCCCACGACGGAAGACAGGCGGATCCTCTGCAGAGAGTGTGAGCAGGAGGTCACGTCAGAGCAGATGGAAGAGGCGTTCTGGGCAGAGGGCAAAGGCTGGACGCACAGAGCCTGTGCGCAGAACGCCCCACGAGCTGCGCGTCCTGCGGTCGCCCTTGATCTGGGCGTGATATGAAGTGCCCGCCCCCCGACGCCCCTGAGTGGCAGCTCCAGCTCTACGTGAAGCAGGAGATCCAGAAGCTGGGGCTGATCGTCGCAGAGGTCAACTACACCCGTGGTAGTAACCCCGCCAGCAAGGCCCACACAGAGCCCGGCTTCCCCGATCTCGTGGTGATCGGTCGCAGGCAAGCCCACCTGTGGGAGCTGAAGACGCTCACAGGCAGGCTCACGCCCTCACAGGAGAAGTTCCACCGGAGGTGCGCAGAGGCGGGCTATCACATCCCCGTGATCCGCTCACTGGACGATGCCCTGCTGTATTACCAAGCGCAGTGGGGCAAGCGGTGAACTGTCCACGCTGTGGCCATGCCAAAGCCAAGCACAACCCCAATGATCTGTGCTTCGCCTGTGACACGCAGGTGAGACGCTCCGCCCACGACCGTGCCGTTGAGCGCCTGCTCGCCAGAGATGTGCCCGTTGGCCCGATCGCTGAGGCCCTCATAGAGGCCCTGCTAGAGGCCCCACAGGGCCACTACGTCCTGTCTGACGAGGTATCCGCCATGCTAGGCATGGACCTGAACAACAAAGCCCTGTTCAGGGCTGTGAAGAAGCTACGCAGTGCAGGCTGGACGATCGTGGGTAGGAACGGCTGCAACGGTGGGGGCTACCGCATTGGCTAGGCTGTGTGCCAGAACGGGCTGCCCTGCAACGCTAGCAAGGGACAACGCAGGCCCCTACTGCAGCCCCTGTGAGCACACCCTCGCAGGGCAGAACTATCGCCCCCAGCATGATCCCGACTTCAAGCGTAAGCTCTTGGATCTGCTCCTGCAGAGCGCCCGTGCAGGGAGCGTAGCGTATCCGCGTATAGCGCTGTGCATTGAAGAGTGCGATTCGAGGCATCTGTACGCTGAGATACGCGCTTTGCGCAGGAAAGGGGCCGTTCTGCGAGGGTATCCGCACGTCGGAGGGTACAGGCTCACGGCTTGGGTTGTTTGCTCACGCAGGGATGTAAACGCGCGTTTAGCAGGGAAAGAGCAGGGTGGGGGGAAAGGGAGAAGCAGGGACCCGCGCGCACTTGAAGGAGATTCTAAAAGGGCATGAGGCTGCGCGCGATAATCATCATTATGACAAGCTGGGCTCTAGAATGTGCCCATATGCAGGTACTTTGTGACTACCCCCATGATAACGACCTATCGCTACACACAGATCATGCAGGCTGAACGCATAGAAGGGGGAGGGGGGGAGGGGGGTGGAGTCTTCTTTACGGCCGATCCAGCACAGCGCGGGGGGAGGTCTCTTCTCCCTCCCGCTCTACTTCCACGCTCTACTAACCCCATAGGACAGGAGACCCAATGGACACCCAAGCGGTGCAAGCCCAAGTGGTGCAGGAGATTCTAGAGCGCTACACGGATCGCAAGTGGGCGCGCGAGTACATGGGGCTCAGCCGGGCCAAACTAGCTGAGATCCTGAACGTCTGTGAGGCAACGATCCGGCGCTGGGAGGACGGCTCGCGCAGGCCCACCGGCACACCGGCCTTGGAGTACGCGGAGTTCCTCAATCTCGCCTACGGCCTGCGCGCTGAAGAGATCGAAGAGGAGGAGGAAGATGATGGATGAGATCAAGCTGGCGATCAGAGATCTGACCGCTGCAGGCGTCTCGTGCGCGAGCTTCGGCGACTGGGAGAACAGCCCCAAGGAGGCCGAAGAGTTCATGGACAGGTGGGAGCCCTTCGCCTACCTGCTCAGGGACGCCCTGCAGGGCTGGCTCGCGGAGATCCGCAGGGCGGAGCTGGAGAAGGGGCGGCTGGCCCCCAGCGGCACTCAGGCCCCGGGGGAGGGCAACGTCGTGCGCCTCAAGTTCGGAGGCCCGGAATGAGGACCGATCTGCACCCCGTGGAGGTCGCCCAGATCCTGCTCACGGTGATCAGGATGGATGGCAAGCCCACAGGCACGCCGGACACGGAGCAGGTGGCCACGGAGGGCTCACAGCAGACCGGCTACGCGAGGCTCTACATGGAGCCCTACACGGACCCGATCGAGGGCCTGAAGATGAGGTACTTCGCCACCAACCGCAGTGGCACAAGCAGGCTGGACCTGCGCAAGGATCAGTTCAGCGAAATGTACCGCACGGCGGACCACCGGCTCGTGCAGGTGCGGGATCAGTGGCTCGATCCTGAGGATCCCGCGTGAGTTCGCCGGAGCTGGCGGATCTGATCGCCCGCGCGGAAGAGCTGGGCCTGCACGTGCCCAACTGCATGATGCTGGCGGTCATGGGCTGCGACGACTCGCTGGAAGAGATCGTTGCGCCGATCGTCTACCGGGCGCTCACAGAGGCCCTCATGGGCTGGATTGGAGAGGCGGGAGCATGAGCGTCGATCGCGGGGGGCTGTCTTACGAGGCCTTTGAGGCGAGCAAGCTGGCCAGCTATGAGGCCACGCGCCCGGTGGAGGCCTTCTACCACGCGCTGGGCTTCGCCACGTGGCTGTACGTGCCCCTGCGCATGGGGGAAGGGGTGCGCAAGGGACTAGAGGACTGCGATCTGGAGATCTGGACGTGGCCGTGGGATCCGCCCCCGGTCAAGGTGGACGTGAAGCGCCGCCCGAAGCTGCAGTGGCACTCATGGCTGAGCTTCCCTTTCCCCACGGCGTTCGTAGCGGAGGTCGATCGCTATGATGAGCTGGAGGAAGAGCAGAAGGCCGACCTCTACGTGCTCGTCAGTGCCGACCTGAGGCACGGCCTCGTGGTCAACGTCGCCAAGACGAGACACGCGTGGGAGAAGCACTGGGGAACGGACGATCGCTACCCCTTCGTGAACGGCCAGCCGCAGCTCATTGAGCGCTATGAGTGCCCCAAGACGCTGTGCAGATACATTCGGCTCCCTGAGCCCCGGAAGGAGACCCACCTTGACGAAAACTGCCTCGTTTGGCTCCCAGCAGATCGAGAACTGGCCTATCGCCAAGATCTTGCCCTACGAAGGCAACCCGCGCCGCATATCGAAAGAAGCTGTAGCCGGGGTGGCAGCCTCGATCCAAGAGTTCGGCTGGCAACAGCCCCTCGTCGTGGAGAAGGCCGGGACGATCATCGTGGGACACACGAGATTCGAGGCGGCGAAGCTCCTGAACCTGACGCATGTGCCCGTGATCGTGGCTGCCGCGCTGTCACCCTCCCAGATCCGCGCCTACCGGATCGCCGACAACCGCAGCGGCGAGAAGGCGGAGTGGGATCTGCCCCTGCTGAACTTGGAGCTGGAGCAACTGCGGGCGGAAGAGTTCGACGTAAGCCTCACCGGGTTCGATCTGACGATGGACCTGCCCAAGCCGGGCTCTGGTAAGGCGGTGGACGACAATCTCGACTTCTTTGAGCCCCCCAAGCAGGGCAGAGACGACGTACCGGACGCGGTGTGGCCGTCAGACAACCGCTGGGGGATCCCCCTGCTCGATATCGCCCAGCAGGCCACGCAGATCGACCTCCCCCTGCACAAGTGGGGCACCTACGCCCGCACGGCACGGAACATGGCGGGGACGGTGCACTTCTACACCGACGATTACAAGTTCACGGCCCTGTGGGAGGATCCCACGCCCGTGATCAACGGCGGCTACGTGAACGCCTGTGAGCCCAACTACTCGATCAACGTGCAGATGCCTGCGGCAGTCGCCCTGTACCGGATCTACCAGAAGCGCTGGATCGCACGCTACTGGCAGGCCTACGGGGTGCACGTGATCGCGGACCTGCACGTGGGCGGGCAGCACCGCGAGCTGAACGCGCTGGGGATCCCGCAGGGCTACGCGGCCTTCTGCACGCGGAGCTATGAGTCAGATGGCATGGTTGAAGAGCTGGAGACGGACTACGCTCAGGCGGTGAGCATCCGTGGCGGTGAGGACTTGCAGTTCCTCGTGGTCGGCGGAGGCAACCTCACAGCGGAGGTCTGCGCGAAGCACGCGTGGGTCCACGTGCGGGAGTTCAGGAACGATATGAAGGCCAATCTGGCGGCGGCATACCCGGCCAAGGAGGAAGCGGATGGGCAGGAATGAAGGCGGCGGCGGGGGCAAGTCGTCAAGCAAGGCGTTGAACGTCGGGCAGTTTCCTTCCCGCAAGGAGCTGGGGCTAGAGGGGAGAAACACCCGGACGGGGGAGCTGATCAAGGCGCAGTCGATCGCGGGAGGCTACCAGACGGTGACAAGCTGGCCCACGACGCAGCTTCCCGCCGGAGTTCAGCCCCAGAACGCCATAGCCGCCATGAGCAAGGCGCGTGACGACGTGATCGGCCTGAACGACGAAATGAAGTACCGCGTGGAGAGGGCACTTCAGGCCCCCTACACGGGCAACGAAATGGGGCTGATCACAGAGCTGCGCGGCACAAGCGCAAACCTTGAGCAGCACACGAGTCAGGCTGCCCGCGCCCTGAACCTAATGATGGAAGACACCCACCACGGGATGATCGGGAGCGAGCGCTACGCAGACTCCAAGTTCCGCTATGAGACCAACTCCGGCCTAGCGATCTCAGACGCAACGCGCCTGCAGGGGATCATCGACAAGCTGGGCGGCGACCGCTGGGAGCAGGAAACACACTTCGGGGCAGTCCCGTGGAAGTAGGAGGTCAGCATGGGGCGTAATCAAGGCGGCGCTGGGGGCAAGGGCTCCAGCGCGATCCCCGGCAAGCAAGCCAACCCCTACGGCCAAGGAACGCACCCCAGCGCGATCGTCTCGAACGCGATGCTGGCCATGGCGCGAGGCAAGTTCCACATCCAAGAGTTCCAGCGCGCCACGAAGGGCATGGATAAGGACACGCGCTTCCGCATGGAACGCCTGCGTGAGGGAGCGCTGGACGAAGAGGCCAAGCTGGGCGAGCTGGCGCGACGGATGCAGACGCCCACCGCGCTGGAGAACCCCCCCGTGATGAAGGACTACCAGACCACGGCGGCAGCCTCCCTGAACAGGCTTGACGGGTATGCCGACGAGGCAGCGAAGATCCTCAGATCGGCGAGCCCCTTCGGCGCGCTCGATCCCAACGCGACAAGCAATCCCCGCACGGGCCAGCGCTACGCAGGCTCCCGTGGTCAAACCCCACCCCTGTACGACTGATGGGCCGCAACTCAGGGGGCGGCGGCAAAGGGCAGGCCGTGATCCCTACGCAGAAGCCCAAGAACCCGCAGTCTGAGGAATACCGGGCCTACGCCTACAAGATCATGGCTCCCGCAGCCGGGCTCCGCGTCGCAGCCGTTCCGACGACGAATCGCAAGCTCTTGGAGAAGGGCTACCGCTACGTGATCACCCCAGACAAGTCGAGCGTGCGAGGCAACTACCAGATCCCGGCGGCAAGGCCCCACGAGGCCAGTCGGATGTACGCGCGCAACACGGGCGAGGTGGCCAATCTGATCCATGGCGAGCTGCAGCAACGGATCGGCCAAGTGCAGGGCGAGATCGACCGTGGCATGGTCACCGGCTGGAAGCCCAACCCCAGCGACTTCGGGAGCGGCTTCTCAAGCAACGAACAGGCGCTGCAGCGCGCGAGTGTCGAGCTGTATAACCTGCAGGGCCACGACAACTACTGGCGCGGACAGGCCGAAGCGTACTCGCAGAGGCCGTGAGTGGGCACCCGCACCGCAGGTGCCGGTAGGAGCGGCCTGAACGGGGCGGAGACGCGCGCCCAGCGCAAGGCCATGGAGCGCGTAGACCGCGCGGAGAAGGGCCTGCGGGCGCTGGGGATCAGGACCGCCTATCCCAATCAGATCCCCGATCAGATGGACGCGGCGCGAGCCAACCGCACGGCCAACGCACTGGAGCGCACGCTTGGCGCGCTGAACGAGGCTCAGGCGGCAAACCCGGATCTCATCATGCCCAAGGAGATCATGCTGGTCGATCACGACGGGGTGGTGCGCGGGCAGGACTGGCAGAGCGTCCCCGCAGCAGAAATGTTCACGCCCGATCCAGACACCTACCGGCTCTTCCTCAACACCGGCTGCGTGATGGACAGCGACCGCATGGCCGGGAGAATGGGCATCCACGACAAGGCCGGGCCGCAGTTCTGGGGCGACGATCCCATGGCGGCGGCGCGGGTCTACATGCAGGAAGACAAGGGCGAAGCCAACCCCCGCTTCACGTCCAACGATCCCCGGCAGGTGGTCCTTCACGAGCTGAATCACGGGCAGGCGGACCTCAACCTGCGCGATATGGGGCAGGACGATCTGGTGCGAACCTACTCCGATCCCGATCTGAAGGTCTCGACAGACGCTCACGGGATCCCCGATATCGGACGGGTCGGTTGGCAGGCGGCGTCAACGCACTCGTGGCACAGCGTCGGTGCCGCTCTGGGGGCCAGCGATCACGGCGTCTCGCGTTACGCTATGACGAGCCCGGCGGAGTTCGTGGCAGAGATCGGCGCGGGCCTCATGCTGGGGCAGCGCTATCAACCCGCCGTGCTGGGCTGGTATGAATACTTCGGCGGGCAACAGTGGAAGGCGGTGCAGTAGTGGGCACGAGATCTTCAGGCAGTGGGCGCGGAGGCCTGACCGGGCACGAAGGCCCGGCGCGCAACCCCGCGCCGCCCCCGCCCGTGGCTGCCGCACCGCCGCAGTTCCCCACGCCGCCCCCGGAGACCAAGCCCACGGGCACCGATCAGGAGCGTTTCGACGCCGCCCGTAAGACGCTCAACGGTCTAGGCGTGCCCGTGATCGACCCCACGCCGGGCACGATCACGCCGCGCGAGCTGAAGGCGATCGAGAGCGCGGCGGCGAGCTTTGAGGTCATGCGCGATACCGGAATGCAGCTCCCTGACGAGTTCACCTTTGAGCACGCCGGATCTCGCGGCGGCATAGCTTACGCACAGGCCGGGCTGGGCAAAGGATCCGTGCTCATGGTGGCCAATCTGGACGACAATTGGTGGGATGATCCCGTGGCGGCGGGCAAGGGCAAGGGGCCGGACGGTGATCGTTGGTTCACGGTGGAGGATCCACGAGGCATCTTCATCCACGAGGCGCTCCACAACGACTTCTACCTGCGAGCGGGCGACGACGGTTGGCTGAAGAATCACTACCTCACGCAGGTGCCGGGCGGTGGCTCCTACACGCAGGCGGCGCGAGCTGCCTATGAGAACGATCCCGGCGTCTCTGAGTACGCCACGGGCGGCTCCGGCTACAAACCCGGCGAGTTCATCGCGGAGATCGGGACCGGCCTGATCATGGGGAAGTCCTACCAACCGGCGACGATGGACCTGTTCAACGCCATTGGCGGGCAGCACTACATCCCCGGATCCGTGACGAGGCAGGTTGAAGAGCCTGCCCCAACCCTCTTCTTCCGCAACACCTTCTGACGTGGGCACGCGGTCTACCGGCGGCGGCAGGGGCGGGCTCAAGGGGACGGAGGGGCCGAACGCCCACGGGAGCACGCTGGATAAGATCAGTGCCCGCCTCACCAAGCTGGGGGTGCGCTCCAATATCGCCCCCAACGTGGATCTCAGCGATCCGCAGATCAGAGCGCGCACAGAGGCCAGCCTGCGAATGTTCGCAGAGCAAGCGGAGGCCTTCCGCGCGGCCAACCCCGATGCGCACCTGCCTGAGCTGATCGTGGTGCTCGACCAACGTGGCGTAGGGCTTTACGGCATGGACTGGACTACCGTGCCCGCCGCCGCAGAGACGCTCCAAACCGGCGCGACCACGATGTTCGCCAACGTTGGCCACATCGGTGGACAGACCGGGCTGGATTATTGGGATGATCCGCAAGCCTTCATGGCGGCACTGCAGCGCGAGGATGAATACAGCGGACGCCCCTCGTGGAGCACCTATGAGCCCAGCCAACTGTGGCTCCACGAGCTTGTCCACCAAGACACGGAGAAGGGCTACGTGGCCGCAGGCCTGCCTGACAAGATCTTCGGCGGACTGGGCTATGACACACTCCTGCAGCAGGCGGGCAAGGGCTCGTGGTGGGACCGCGAGACCAACGAAGTGGAGCCGCACATCCAGCAGATCGGGATGTACGCGACGACGACGCCCGAAGAGTTCGTGGCCGAAGTGGGGGCAGGGCTTCTGCTGGGGCGCGCGTACCCGGACTCCATCATGGGCCTGTACGACGATCTCCACGGACGCAGGTATGGCATGGTTGCCGCCGCTTAGCCGTGAGACCCTGACGGAAACGAGAAGGAGGCCCGCATGGGCAGAGGACAAGCAGGCGCGGGCAGAATGACGCTCCCGGCGATCACCGCCCTCAAGAACCCGGCGCTGGCGTCCATGCTGCGGCGTCAGAAGTACGCGCAGATGGCACTGCAGCCGGGCGGGATCTACGGCCCCGGCCAGCACCGCAAGAACCTCAACCTCGCCCGTGGCTTCGCCGGGGCTGGGGATCAGATCCAAGCACTCGCCACGCAGCGTCACGCCATGCTGCAGGGCTCGCAGAAGATGAACGGGATCGTGGCCACGTGGAAGGGCCAAGGCAGCGTCGGCGGGCTTCTGGGCGGCGGCGATATCAAGGGTGCCACCTCCGCAGATCTGCGCGCCACCTACCGCGATGCCGTCTCACAGTTCCTTGGCGCGGAGAAGCAGTACAAGGAGGCGCTGATCACGGCGCAGCGCGGTGCCGCCTACGCCAAGGGCCGTCAGTAGGAGGCCCCATGGGCAGGCAGCGGATCGAGATCGACATTGAAGAGTTCGAGAAGCTCTGCAGGCTGCACTGCACGCAGGAAGAGCTGGCGGCGTGGTTCAACTGCGGGATCAACACGATCAGGGACCGCGTGGCCAAGCGCAAGGAGTACCGCGACGCTTGGAACAGAGGCCGGGCGGCGGGGCGCGTGAGCCTGCGCCGGGCGCAGTTTGCGGCAGCCCTGAACGGCGACCGGACCATGATGGTATGGATGGGCAAGCAGCTTCTCGATCAGAAGGACTCCGTGAAGGAGACCAAGAGCCTGATCAGGGTGCAGGACGCGAGGAAGAGCCTAGTCGATGAGATCACAGAGTACCTTGTCACGCACGGAAGCCCTGAGACTGGCGAGAAAGCTGGTCGCGGGGAAGAGTGACGCTGAGGTTCTAGCCCTTGCCGGGAAGCTCCGGCCGCAGGTAGCCCCACCGATCCACGACTTCGTGCAGGCTTGCTCGATCGTGGAGAAAGAGGGCACCACAGACACGGGCCTGATCCCCTTCACGCTGTGGCCTGCTCAGGCGGCTGCCTTGGAGACGCTCCAGAACGAGAGCCACATCATCACGGTCAAGGGCAGGCAGATCGGGATCACGTGGCTGGAGCTGGCGCTCATGCTCTATCAGGCCACGTTCTGGGACAACCGCTACCAAGTGATCGTGCGCCAGTCGCTCCTGTACGCCAAGGAGGGGATCCGCCGGATCGTGGCCCTGCGCTCCAGCCTGCCCGCTGAGTGGAAGCGCGAGATCGTCTCGCAGACGGCCACCTCGATCACCTTCGACAACGCCTGCATGATCGAGTGTCTCACGGCCTCCGAAGAGGTGGGGCGCTCGATCGCCGCCTACCACGGCGTGGCTGACGAGTTCGCCTTTTGGCCGTGGCCGGAGACGCAGCTCGCGGCACTCGACTCCGGGTGTCACCGCCTGCACATCATCACGACGGGCAACGGCCCGGACGACGTGACCTATGACATTTGGTGCAACGCCCAAGAGGGGCGCGGCCAGTTCAAGCCGATCTTCATCCCCAGCTCTGCGGACCCGCGCCGCAACGCCAAGTGGCGGCGGATCCACGTGGACGAAGCGGCGGAGCCCCGGCTGGCCAAGCGCGAGCACGCGGAGACGCCCGAAGACGCGTTTGCCGCCCCGTCAGGCGTCTACTTTGAGCGCTGGCTCCACGACCGCAACGTGGCGGAGCGCCCGATCCTGCCCCAAGCGGTCACGTGGAGGTGTGTGGACTTCGGCTTCAGGACTCCCGCCGTGTTCTGGGCGCAGCGCGCCCCCAATGACGAGCTGCGGATCATCTGGGAGCTGATCCCCCACAACATCACCACGAGCGAGCTTGCCGACAGGATCCTGCAGGAAGAGTCGCAGCTTGGCCTCCACATCCCGCCGCGCTGTACGTGGTGCGACCCGGCCGGGCGCGGGGTGCAGTCGCAGACGGCGGAGAGTGAGTTTGAGATCTTCCAGAAGGCCGGGCTCACGCCGCTGGCCACGAACAGCTCGATCCGCGACGGCTGCGTGCGCATGACGGAAATGATCGCGGACCCCGATCTGCCGCTGATCGTGCACCCGCGCTGCAAGGGCCTGATCCGGGCGATCGGGAACGTGAGGCCCCACCACACGCGCGCTGAGGTGTACGACTACGATCACGATATCTACTCGCACCCGCTGGACGCCTTGCGCTACCTGATCGTGAACGTGGGCAAGGCCAGCGGATCCTTCACGGAGGGGCGCAAGGGCTACGCGCACACGGCCGGGCTCATGCGCAAGGTGGAGGCGTACTGATGGGCACAAGGACCGGCGGCTCAGGGCGCGGCGGCAAGGGGCTGACACACAGTCAGTACCAGATCCCCCCCGAAGTGAAGGCGGAGTTGCGAGCGCTGATCGCCAGCGGGACGCTCGATCCCACCGCCCTAGACAAGCAGGGCCGCTACCACGTGTTCCACGGCACCACCGAAGGCGGCGGGTACTACTCCGACACGGGCGAGGGGCTGACGCGGGCAGAGGTGCTGCATCACATCCGAATGGAAGGTCTGCAGCCGGGCGGCGGGCCTTACGGGGGAGCGACTGTGACCACGAACCCCAAGATCGCCCGGTACTTCGCCTTCGATCAGGAGGAAAACCCCGGCTTCGTCGTGGAGTACGCGCTCCCGGCTGACAAGATCCTTATGCACATCCGGGGCCACTACGATTGGGAGGAAATGAACATCGGCAGCGGCCCGCTCGCTGACGGCAAGGTTCACCCCCTCTGGAACGCGATCCCCGCCAAGTACATCGTCGGCCTGACGAGGCTCTGAGTGATGGGCAGGATGATCTCCCCCGCAGGCCATACACTTGCCGGGATAACGAAGGAGGCGACAGGTGGCTGAGGTAAAGGTCGCCCCGAAGACGGGCGAGATCGGATCCACGCGCCACGGGATGCGTCTGTTCAGCTCAGGGCGCATGGAGAAGCGCCTCCGCGATCTGGAGTACCTCTACGATCTGCAGGGAGACAAGCGCTACCACGTCTACGATCGCATGAGGAAGAGCGATCCGAAGGTCGCCGGGCTTCGTGCCGCCTTGGACCTGCCCCTGATCAAGGCCGCGTGGCACGTCGATCCGGCCGTGGACGAAGAGGCGGCGGACACAGAGACGGAGCGCACGATGGTGCTGCGCCCCGGCGAGACGCCGGAGCCCACGAAGAGCAACCGCAGCCGGGCCTCCAAGAAGGCGATCGAGGTGGCGCAGTTCGTGGAAGATGCGCTCACCAAGCACATGGCGCGCTCGTTCAAGTCGTGGCTGCGGAACGAGGCCCTGCTCTACTGCGACTACGGCCACGCGCCTTTCGAGGTGATCTGGCGCATGGATCCCGACGACAAGTGGCGCTTTGACAGGTTCGCCTACCGCCCCCCCGCGACGATCAAGGATATCTACATCCAGCATGGCAAGGTCACGGGCGTTGAGCAGTATGACGAAGACGGGAAGCTCAACTTCATCCCCGGCGAGAAGCTCCTGTGGTTCGTCAACGGGCTGGAGGGCGACGACTGGCGCGGCACCTCGATCCTGAGGCCGGTGCACAAGCCGTGGTTCAACAAAGAGAAGATGGAGATCCTCTCGCTGATCCTCATGGAGAAGAGTGGCGGGCTGCCTGTGTTCAACGTGCCCGCCGACGCCAAGGAGGAAGATATCTCCAAGGCTGAAGAGATCGGCGAGGACTACCGTGTGAACGAGAAGATGCACATCCTCGTGCCCTTCGGCTGGGAGTTCGACCTCAAGAACCCGCCCGCGAGCCTCTCCGACGCGCTGCAGCTCGCCAACTACTGGGATCAGCAAGCGAGCGTTGCCGTGCTGGCCTCCGTGCTCGATCTGGGCCGCACGCAGACCGGCTCCCGCGCGCTGGGCCGCACCATGAACGACCTCATGCTGGACTCGCTGGGGGCACGCGCTCAGGAGATCGAGGCGGTGCTCAACGCCAAGGAAGGCCCGATCTGGCAGATGGTCTCCTACAACTTCGGGAACGTGGAAGATCTCATGCCCACCGTGCGCTGCGGCAGTCTGCAGCGGGTGGATCTCGTGGGCATCGGGCAGGCGCTGATCACCCTCAGCCAAGCGGGCATGAACTTCGGCGCGGAGACCTTTGAGTACATCCGCGAAATGGCGGATCTCCCGCAGCTCCCCGACAACGAACAGGTCCGCCCCATGCCAGAGTTGCCGCCGGGCATGGGCGGCGAAGCTGGCGCAGCTCCCGGCGCGGCCCCCGCGACGCAGAACGTCAAGGGCGTTCCTACGGTCGCCAAACCCACCGCCGTCAAGCCTCCCGCAGGCAAGCCGGGAGCTGCGCCCAAGAAGATCGCTGCCTCAGACCATCTCTGCCTTGCCGGTGATCACGATCCGCACTGGCGCAGCCCGCACGGCGCGGAGCGCTTCATGGCGCTGGACGATATGGCGGACCTCTTTGAGTCGGCGAAGGCGCGCGTCAAGACGGCCTGCGCTCCCGTGGCCAGCGATATGGCCCGTGAACTTGCCGTCCGCACAGAGCGTGCCCGCAAGAAGGGCGCGCTGGCGCTCGCTGAGGTGGCCAAGCAGAGCCCGCCCATGCTCGATCGTCTGCGCGTCTCGATCCGCAGCCTCATGGTGGAGTTCTATGAGGCCGGGCGCGAGCAGGTGGCCATGGAGCTGGCCCGCCAGAAGGCGGGCGTGCCGGTGGCTGAGAACGCGATCGCGGAGCGCTCCGGTGAGGCGATCGTCACGGCGCAGCGAGCGCGCAAGAGGCTCCCCCAGAACACCTACAAGCGGCTCAACCTCGCAGCGGAGATCGCCGCCCGCTCACTGGGCGTGGCCATGCTGGGAAGCGCCGTCAAGCTGGCCTCTGAACTGGAGCCCCCGGAGATCCCCCCGGCCGACTTCAGCGAGCTGGCCACCGATTGGCTGTGGGAGAAGGCCACCGAAATGGCGGAGGCGCACCTTGAGCGCGTCGGCGTCTCCATGAGCCGCATGGTCTCCATGGGGCGCTCCGACGAAGCCAAGGATCAGGCCGACGACATTGGCAAGGCGATCTACTCAGCGATCCTTGACGGCAAGGCGTGTGAGGCCTGCACCACGAAGGACGGCTACGAAACGGAAGACGTGAACGATCCTGAGTTGCAGGCTCCCAACCCGGACTGTTACTCAGCCCTGCGCCCGGAGCGCGAGAACGCCTGCAGGTGCGTGATCGTGTACGAGTACAACGGCGAGGTGGCTGCCGCTGAGCCCGCGCCCCCGACGATCGTGGCGGTGGATGGGCAGGTGGAGCGCAAGACGCGCCTGCGGCGGGAGGTCACCTTCCAGACCGACGCCAAGGGCATGATCGTGGGCAAGACGGAGATCGAGACGGTGGAAGAGGTGGCGTCGTGAGCCTGATCAGTGACGCCAACCTGCACTACTACCTCTCCGGCGGCGGGGGCAACGCGGATCCGGCGGCAAGCCTTGGCGGGGCGATCAGCGCGACGCGGATCATAGGTTCCCTGAACAACCTCTTTGACGACGTGACCTCAGACGAGAGCGGTGCCGGAGATGTGGAGTACCGCTGCATCTACTTCAAGAACGTGGACGCCAACCCCATGGGCCTGATCGACGCCAAGCTCTGGATCGACGCGCAGACAACCTCGCCGGGCACCTCGATCTCCATCGCTCTGGGCAGCTCCAGCTTGAACGGCGTGGAGCCCGCCGTGGGCGACGAAAGCACGCCTCCCACAGGCCCCGTGTTCACGGCCCCGGATTCCAAACTCGCGGGGCTCACCATGCCCACGCCGATCGTTGAGAACGACCACCAAGCGCTCTGGATCAGGCGCACCGTCAGCGCAGGCTGCGTAGCCTCCGCCTCCGATGCCTGTTCAGTGGCGGTTGAGGGCGACTCGATCCCGTAAGCTCTACCAACGGCAAAAGCTCCAAGGAGGAAACATGGCTTCAGGACTCTTCGATTCGGGCAGGGCGGCGTTCCTGCAGGGCGATCTGCAGTGGAAGGTGAGCACCTCGCACGACTTCCGCACGGCGCTGGTCGACTCAGGCGTAACAGTTCCGAACCTCGCCACCCACGATATGCACGACGATCTCAGCTCCGCGATCGTGGGCACTCCGGTGTCCTTCACGGCTTCCAGCCTCACGAGCGCGGCGGGCGCGGCGGACGGCGAGGATATCGTCTTCACGGCCGTCACGGGAAACAGTTGTGAGGGCGTGATCATCTACCGCTGGACGGGCACTTCGGGCACAAGCCCTCTCGTCTGCTGGGTGGAGTTCACGGCAGTCACGCCGAACGGCGGGAACATCACGATCCAGTGGCAGGGTACGACGCCCTTCATCTTCAAGCTCTAGGCCCTCTGAGAGGGGCAGTGACACAGACGGAGTAGCCTGTGGCTATCTCCTACATCGGGAACGCCCAAGGCACGCCCGCTGCGAACCCCACGAGCGGTAACTTCACCGTTCACGCGAGTACGCAGGCGGGCGACTTGGTCGTGGCCCAATGGTACTCGCGGGCATCCTCCAAGACTTTCTCGAAGCCCTCCGACGTAAACCAACTGATCGACGTGTCCACCGCCAACGGCGGGCACCTGTTCGTCGGTTGGTGGATTGCCGCCGGATCGTCCGACTCCAAAGGCTGGACGGCGGGCAGCGTCAGCAACGGCTCCACCGGCTGGGGCACGGCCACCTTCCGGGGACTGACCCCCACACCCTTCGTTGACGACTACAAAGCCTCCGTAGCGGGCGGCTCCAACCAAATCCCCAACCCGCCCTCCTGTTCGTCCAAGTCCGGGGACATGATGCTCTGCGGCTTCGGCGGCATGGATGACTACGGGACGGTCACGCAGCCCGCCAACTTCACCACGGCGGGCACGTGGGAGACGACGCTGGGCACGGACGCCTCAGCGGGCATGAGCTATGACCTTGACGGGGGCACCGGCTCAGCGATAGACCCGGCTGCCTACGGGACGACCTTCACGGCGGCGACGTACTGGTATGCGTGGACAGCCTGCGCTGTTCAGCACCGCACCGTCGCAGTCACCGGGATCGCCAGCGCGCAGGCGATGGGCGTGCCGACGGCGGTGAACCAGAACCAAGTAAAGGCGGTCTCCGGCATCGCCTCTGCGGGGGCCATGGGCACGCCGTCGCTCTACCGGACCAACGTGGTTATCCCCGCGTCGTGGGTCAATACGAGTGCGCAGCCATCAGGCTTGCTCACGTTTCTCTCCGCTGATCACGACCGCTCCGTTCTTCTGGCTGCGAGCACCACCCGCCTACGGCTCTCGACAAACGGCGGCTCATCGTGGAGTGAGCCACGCCCCGCCGGAGACGTAGACAAAGCGTGGACGTTAGTGGCCGTCAGTGGCACCGACGGCTCCGTGATGCTCGCAGCGCCATCGGTTGGTCGGCTCTACCTGAGCACAAACAGCGGCTCAAATTGGGCCGAAGTGCAACCCGGTGGCGCAAACGACCTTGGCTGGTCCGCAGCCGGGATAAGTGACGATGGCACGCACATGATTGCCACGTGCAACAGCGGTCGCATTTACTACTCAGCAAACTCCGGCTCGACTTGGTACGAGGGGGTGACGAGCTACTACGGGGCTGTCAACCGCTACTGGATTAACTGCGCCATTAGCGGCAACGGCTCCGTGATGGTAGTTGGCGACACTGGCCCCGGTCGCGCTTTCCGCTCTACTGACGGGGGGACCACGTGGCCCGAAATCTACCCTACGGGGAGTTCGAGCGACTACAACTGGTACTCAGAGGCCCTTGACTATGACGGCTCAACGATTCTCTTCGCAAGAAGTGGCGTCTCCGACTCTATATGTGTCTCAGCAGATAGCGGAGGGAGTTGGACGCGCACATTCCCCTTCTCTCTTTCCGGGAGGCACCAATCAGCTTGTTCAAGTGACGGGACCTACCTCTGGCTGAGGTATGGCTACCGCTCCAGCAACAATGGGGCGACGTGGACGAAGGACACGGGCGCTGGCACAGATGTTTTGGAACTTTGCGGGATGGATTCTGGGCTCGCTGCGGCGGGGTTGCTCTTTGTGAGCCCCAACAAATATGTCGCAATCTACTCGACCGACCAAACAGTCATTCCCACAGGCATCGTCTCTGCACAGGCCATGGGCACGCCCACCACTTCTCAGGCAGCCCTCGATCGCGCCTACCCAAACGGGATCGCCTCTGCGGAGGCCTTCGGCTCGCCGACGATCCTCAAGGGCGGCGTCAGCAGAACGCCAACCGGGATCTCGTCTGCGGAGGCCATGGGCACGGCTACCCGTCAGGCGCGGAACACCGCGAGCCCCACCGGGATCGCTTCTGCGCAGGCGATCGGGACGGCAAGCCGCACGACGACGTTCACCCGCACGGCGACCGGGATCGCTTCTGCGCAGGCCATGGGCACCGCTGGAGTGCTGAAGGGCAACGTCACGCGCACACCCACGGGGATCTCGTCTGCGGAGGCCATGGGCACGGCCTCACGCTCCCAGACTTCTCCTACGCAAACCGCGCAGCCCGGCGGCATAGCCTCAGCCGAAGCGCTGGGCACCGTCACCGTCGCCAAGGGCAACGTCGATCGCGCTCCCACAGGGATCTCAAGCGCCGAAGCGACCGGGACGGCCACCCGCGTGGCCACGAATACGGCGCAGCCCAGCGGAGTTGCCAGCGCGGAGGCGATCGGCGCTTCCACACGCGTGCCGGGCAACGTGTCGCGTACCTGCACCGGGATCGCCAGCGCCGAAGCGATCGGAACGCTCACGGTGGTCAAGGGCACCGTCACCCGCACACCCACCGGGATCTCCACCTCTGAGAACGTAGGCAGCGCCACCCCGCTGGCAGGCCCCGTCAGTCGCGCACCTCCCGGCATCGTCACTGCAGAGGCCTTCGGATCTCCCACGATCACGTCGCGCCTCACGGTCACGGACGCTGGGGGCATCCCCTCTGGGGAAGCGATCGGGACCGCCAAGTGGCACCTCGTCAGGCTCGTCAGCGGGATCACCTCAGGCGAAGCGATCGGGACGGCAGCCCGCGCGGCCTCCAATACGGCGCTCCCCAGCGGGATCGCCAGCGGGGAGGCCACGGGGACTGCCACCACCCTCAAGGGCACCGTCTCCCGCACCTGCACGGGCATAGCAAGTGCGGAGGCGGTGGGCACGCCGACCGTGGCCAAGGGCGGCGTCACACGGGTGCCCGACGGCATACTCAGCGCCGAAGAGTTCGGCTCGCCGACGATCACGCTGGGGCGCACCGTCTACGATGCGGGCGGTCTGCCCTCAGAAGAGGCGATCGGCTCCCCCACGATCCTCAAGACGATCAGCCGCGCGCCCGGCGGGATCGCCAGCGCGGAGACGATCGGCGCGGCCACCCGCACAGCCACAATCGCTCGTGTCGTCACCGGGATCGCCAGCGCGGAGGCCATAGGCAGCGCCACGTGGACGCAGGGGCAGACGGTAGGGAATGCAGGCGGGATCGCCAGCGCGGAGGCTATCGGCTCACCCACGATCGCCAAGGGCGGCGTCACCCGGACGGCAAGCGGGATCTCTTCTGCGGAGGCGGTTGGCTCCCCCCAGCCCTTGCCCGGCGGCGTGTCCCGCACCCTGCTGGGGATCGCCTCCGCTGAGCAGATCGGCGCGGCCAGCAGGAGCGCAGCCTACGCAGCGCAGCCCACCGGGATCGCCAGCGGAGAGCAGATCGGGACGGCAAGCCGCGTTCCGGGCGGCGTCACCCGCCAGCCCGTCGGGATCAGCTCCGCTGAAGAGATCGGCTCGCCCACCACGAGCACGGGCACCTCCGTGGGCAACGCGGGCGGGATCCCCAGCGAAGAGGCGGTGGGCGCTCCCACGGTGCACGTCGTCTACCTCGTCGGCGGCATCGGCTCCGGTGAGCAGATCGGCTCCCTCACCTACTCCGCCACCGTCTCGCGCGCCCCCTCCGGGGTGGCCAGCGCAGAGGCCATGGGAACTGCACAGCGGGCCGCTGGAGGCGTTGCGCGCGTTCCTGACGGTATCCCTACAGGCGAGGGAGTAGGCAGCCCAAATCGCTTCGTTGGCGGCGTCACCCGTGAGCCCACGGGCGTGGCCAGCGCAGAGCAGGTTGGCGTCCCCTACGCGCTGGGCGCGGGCGTCTATCGCCAGCCCGCTGGGATCGAGACGGCGGAGTATGTGGGCACCGTCGCCGTGGCCAAGGGCGCGGTCAGCCGCACGCCTGACGGCATAGCGGGCGCGGAGGCCTTCGGCTCGCCGACGATCACCACCGCGCGGCTTGTCAGCGACGCGGGCGGGATCCCCTCAGGCGAGCAGGTAGGCACGCCCACGATCCACCGCGTTGTTCTGGCGTCGGGCATAGCCTCAGGCGAGGCCGTTGGGGCGGCAAGCACGGGCGGGCAGGCCCTCGTGGAGGCCGTGGGGATCGCCTCCGGCGAGGCCACAGGCACGCCGACGATCCTCTGCAGCCTCACGCGCGGCGTGCTGGGCGTCACCTCAGGGGAGAGCCTTGGCGCACCCACGATCCTCGCCACGATCAGCCGGTCCCCGGCGGGGATCGCCAGCGCGGAGGCTGTGGGAGCGGCAGACGCGAGCACTCCGCAGGCACAGGCAGTCCGCAGCTCTCTGCCCTTCTCGTGGGCGATCCGGGGCTCCGCGAGCGCGCTTCTCGATACGAGCTGGCAGATCCAGTCGCCGCAGGTGCCCGGCCCAATCAGGGCCACCCTGCAGATGGAGTGGAAGATCAGCGGGAAGTTCGGCTTCGTGGTCTCTGGAACAGGCGAGCATGAGGTCGCCAAGCGGCCCAAGGAGGATCCAGAGAAGTTCCTCTCCGCCCGCGTGCGCCAGAGTGTGCGCATGGAGTGGCGGATCCGGGGCCGGGCGGGGACCACCGGGGCGCGAGTGCCGCTCGTGTGGCGGATCCAGCCCTCCACGCTTCACGGCTTCAACGTCACAAGCGAGGGTCTCGCCCGCGTGCGCCTCGTGGACGCGGACCTGTACGAGCTACTGACGCAGGAGATTCTGTCTGTTTACGGCGCGGGTGACTCGTAAGCTGAGCGTGAACCCAAGGAGGATCCAATGAGTACGTGGCAGGCCAGCGATCTGTTCATGCTGAGCGCAGACGGCGTGAGCGCGGGCGATACGACGGCCGTGATGGTATTCCCGATCGGCCAGTGGAAGAGCAACAAGTACAAGAGCCTGCCCCTGACGCAGGACTTCGCCGACGCCCTGATTGCCAACTTTGAGGAACAGGTGCTGGGCTCAGACGTGGTGGTGGACAGCTCCGGCGATCACAACGAAGCGGCCCCTGCCGCCGGATGGGTCAAGCGCCTCTATCAGGCCCCCTACTCATACAAAGGCCGGGACGGGGAGGCAGTCTTCGCCGACGTGCGCTGGACCGATCACGGGGCCAAGCTCGTGTCCAGCGAGCAGTACCGCTACGTGAGCATGTTTGCCGCCCCCCACAAGATGAACGACGGTGGCGAAGAGCGCAGGCCGGTGCTGCGCAGCCTCACGATCTGCAACGCCCCGGTCATGCGCATCATGCCCGACATTCTCAGCGCCCCGGAGTCGATTCGTGACGAGGTGCAGACGATTGCCGCCGCTGAGGGCGGCGAGGTGGAGTACGTGGAAGTGCCTGCGGGGGAGATCACCCCGGAAGATGACCAGAATGGCGGCGACGGTGCCGCTACGATGGAAGACGACTCTGAGACGAGCGCGCCGCAAGGCAGTGCGACCGCAGAAGAGGGATCGGCCAGTGACAACGCCGCAGGGCGTGAGCAAGAGGAAGCTGGCGCGACGCTCGCGGGCACCGATACCACGGCAAGCTCAAACTCAAGGAGGAAAAGGATGAAGGAAGTCGCCCAGATCCTGAAGCTGGCAGAGGACACCGACGAAGCCACCGTGCTCGCCGAAGTCCAGCGCGTCGCCAGCGAGCGGGACGAGGCGGTGGCGGAGGTGGCCAAGGTCCGACTGGCAAGCCGTGAGACTGAGATCAGCACCAAGCTCTCAGCGGCGATCCAAGCGGGCTCCGTGCTCCCGGCCGAAGAGGAAGCCCTCAAGCGGCTCGCCACCACAGATCTCGACACGTTCGATGCGATCCTCGCCTCGCGCAAGGATCTCAAGCTCGTGGACGCGGGGGAGCATGGCTCCGCCGCCCCGTCCACGGAGCCGGAGTATGACGCCGACCGCCCCGACGCGGAACTGGCGGACAAGGTCCAGAAGAAGCTGGAGGCAGACCCGGATCTGGGCTATGAGGGCGCGTGGGATGCCGTGCTCATGGCCGATCAGGCGCTCGCCGACCGCTACCAAGCGTTCCAGTTGGGGAGGTGAGCTGAATGAGTCAGACCGCAGACGCCCGCAGCGTCGTTCTCTCCATGAAGATCGGAGCGGAGGTGCACGCGGGTCATATCGTCAAGCTGTCGGCGGCAAACACCGTCGTGGAGTGCGAGGCGGAGACCGCCGCCGTCATGGCGATCGGCGTGTGTCTCGACAACGAAGCCACGGTGGGCAACCCCGTGCGCGTGGTCGTGCTTGGCCCCGCGAAGATCTGGTGCGACGGCGGGACGCCGATCGTCGCCGGGTACGCGATCGGCGCAGACGCGTCCGGTCACGGCGTCTACATCGACACCGACAAGTACCACATCACGGGCCGCGCGCTGGAGCCTTTGGCCAGCGGCACCGGATGGGTCTCGTGCATCGTCAATCCACAGCACATGAGCAAGTGAGGGGGGTGGAGTAAGTGGCTATCTATCAGCACCATATCAACGTCGCGCTCACTGACTTCGCCACCGTCACCGCGAAGCAGGGCGGCGCGTTCATTGGCAACCGGATCGCTCCTGAGCTGTCCGTCGCCAAGCTCACCGACGCCTACTACGTCTACGATACGGCGCACCTGCGCACGAGTGACGAGTCCGCCTACAAGGGCGGCGCACAGGTCAACCGCGTCTCGTGGACGGAGAGTGAGGACTCCTACAAGATCCGCGCCTACGCGCTGGAAGTGGGAATCCCCACGGAGCAGATCAAGAACGCGGATCCGCTCGTGGATCCTGAGCGTCGGCGCACCAAGTTCCTCGTGGGCCGGATGCGCCTCGCCGCAGAGAAGCGCGTCGCCGACGCCTTCTTCAACGGCTCCAACTTCACCAACACCTCCGCGATCGCAGCGGCGGATCGCTGGAACGCCAGCACGTCCGATCCCTTCGGCCTCGTGCAGACGGCAGTGGCCGCTGTGCGCAGCCGGATCGGCCAGAACGCGCGCACCCTCGTCATGGGTGACACGGTCTGGAAGGCTCTGGTACAGCACCCGGACGTGATCGGGCGTCTCCAGCCGACCGTGCGCGGCGGCGTGGCGACGAAGGAAATGCTGGCCTCCATGTTCGACGTGGATGAGATCCTCGTGGGCAGCGCGATCTATGACGCCGCCGTTGAGGGTGCCGCCACGAGCGTCACGGATATCTGGGGCAAGTACCTCGCCGTGTGCTACATGGAGCAGGCCAACAACACCGACGACGGCGTGATCACGCCGATGCGTGAGTTCGTGTGGAATCAGGAGCCCCGCTTTGGCGTCAGCACCTATGACGAGCCGGAAACCCGGTCTCGTGTGGTGCAGTGCGTCGAGTACAGCGCGCTCAAGGTGATCTCAGTCGGGGCGGTGCAGCTCTACTCGACCGTCGTGGACTGACAAGCGGGGCCGGGAGGCCTCTGGATGTAGACCATTGGGGGGTTCCTGCGGCAGACCGTGGGAGCCCCCCACCGCAACGGAGGTGCCATTGTGAGTGTGAGCAAGATCAAGGGCGTCGCCCTCGCCAACCACGGGATCGGCGCGCAACGGACGGCGCTGGGCGAGAACTACCCGTGGGCGCTTTACAAGGACCGTTGGTATCACCCGACTGCCCCCGACGACAACGGCCTCGTCACCACCGTGGCGCTCCCATCGGCTGGGGGTGGCGCGGACGCCACGATCGTTGGCACCGGGACCCCGGACTTCCCGCGCAACGTCACGATCATCGCGGACGCTGCGCAGACGAGCATCTGCACGATCACCGGGATCAATCACAAGACGGGCCTGAGTGACACTGAGGCGCTGACCTTCAACGGCACCAATGAGGTCGCAGGCGCGAAGGCGTGGGATCTGGTCACGAAGGTGCACTTCGCGGTGCGCTCCGGTGCGGCCAACGCCATCGTCGGCTGGGGCAGCGTGCTGGGCCTCTCGCGTTTGCCTGACGGCATGATCGCTCAGGGCGCGGTGGACGCGGCGCACGAGAGCACCGATCCCGGCGTCAACCCCACCAATCAGACGTGCGGCTTCAACACCTCGCTGGCCAACACGAAGGTCTACGAGATCCTGTATTCCTCAAGTGTGACGCGATAGCCATGGCAGAGACCTTCGTGGCAGAGAGCACGCCCGTGGTCTACATGGGCACCACGTACCCCGTGGGCACGGAGATCCCGGCAAAACCCGGTGATCTGGACGACCTGATCGAGCTGGGCGTGGTCAGCGTCAAGACGATGCCCGATCCCAAGCCCCCGGCCGCTCCCAAGGCCGCACGGGCTCCCAAGAAGGCGGTGAAGACGAATGGCTAGAAGCGCAACTCTCCTCGCCAGTGCCGCCCGGACGGCGGCGGTCGCCAATCAGGCCAGCACGGCCGTGCTTGATATCGGCCGCGCCTCGCGCGTGCAGGTACAGCTCGACGTGACCGCCATGGGCGGCGTCGCAGGCGACGTGCTGGACGTGTTCGTGGACGTTTCGATGGACGGCTCCAAGTGGCTCAACGCGGCGCACTTCACGCAGGTGGCGGGCAACGGCGCGGCCAAGACGGAGATCGTGATCCTCGATCCCTCCAATCCGGGCACTGCGGCGTTCAACGTCACCTCAGACGCGGCGGCAGGGGCGGTGCGCCCGGCGGCGTGGGGGCTCACCCTGCGGGGGCGCTACACCCTCGTGGACGCGGGCGCGCACGGCCAGAGCGCCACGTTCAGCCTCAAGGCACTGGCCCAGTAAGGAGTACCCGTGGCCTACGCACTACTCGATGAGGTCCAAGACGCGATCCCCGGCTTCGTGCTGACGCAGAACACCGTGCCCAGCAACGATCAGGCAGGCGCGCTGATCGACCTGATCTCAGCGGAGATCGACGGCCTACTTGCCGCCCGCCAGTACGTGCTGCCCGTCACCAACCCGTCCAGCCTCATGCTCCTGAAGACGACGTGCATCTACGGCTCCGCAGCGCTGATCTACAAGGCGTGGTTCGCGGGCAACGACGGGATCTCCGGGGACAACGGGGCGGCGAAGTTCTTTGAGGAAAAGTACCAAGCCCAGCTTCAGAACATCCGCGAGGGAGCCATGGGCGACGCTGCCGCCAGCGAGGCGGTCAGCTTCGGCTCCGGCTTCCTGAGCACGGAGGGCGAGAAGTACGAGCCGTGGATCCGGCGTGAGACGGTGGATCCCTACTGATGCCAGAAGCCACGCCTATCTTCAGCTTCAACTGGGATCCACCGCTGGAGCACTTCACCTTCTCGATCTCCCGCTTCGCTCAGGAGATCACCGACTTCTCCGGCCTGTTCACGTGGTACGCGGAAATGTTCAAGACGTGGATGGACCGCCAGTTCGGGGACACGGGCTCTGAGGGCGAGTACGGCACCGGAGCGCGGTGGCAGGACCTGACGGACAGGTACAAGGAGTGGAAGATCGACTTCCGGGGCAGCGAGTACCCCATTGGCGTGCTCACGGGGGCGCTCTATGAGTCCATGACGGGCGGGGACGGCTGGAGTCAGCAGATCGAAGCCACCCGCGCTGAGTTCGGTATGGATCCCGGCTCAGAGGCCGCAGAGTACGGCTCCTACTTCGCCGACGTGCGCCCGGTGATTGCCGCCCCAGAAGACGAGGCCACCCTGTGGCAGAAGGCCATGCAGGAGTGGTCATACAACGTCGCCAAGGACGCAGGCTGGGAGGGTGAAGGCCCGTCGATCACGACGATTGAGGGCCTGCTTGCCGCCAGAGCAGGAGGTAAGCGGTGATCTACGGTATCGAGCGCGTGGTGGGCGTCGTGGTGGCCAAGCTCAAGGCGGATCTGCCCGACAAAGTCACGGCCCTCAACGCGGAGTACGCCGACGATTGGACGCTGGAGGCCCCGGCGGAAGAGAACTACTACGCGGAGCTGACAGATCCGACCCTGCCCGCCTTTGGGTTCCCGGCAATCGTCGTGCTTGCCTCGCAGGACAAGATGCTGGGCAAGAGCGCCGTGGGCGGGGAGGTTGTGGTGGAGCACCAAATCATCGTGGACGTGGTGGTGAGGGAGTCTGATCGGGCGGCATTGGGGCACAAGCTCTGGCGCTACACGCGCGGGCTCAAGGAGATCCTCACTGTGGACCTTGCGCTCGCAGGTATGCCCACCGTTTGGATGGGCACCAACTGGAGGCAGCCGCGTCTGGTTACGAAGCGGAGCCCCGGTACGATGGTGCAAGACGCACCTAGCCTCTTCAGCGTCACGGTGATCGAGTACATCTGAGAGGAAGGGCCAATGGCAGCGAACGACAGTGCCGCCCCGGCGGCGAGAGAGAAGTTCATCACAGTCCCCACGGCGACGGAGCCCGGCCAACACTGGTCCGGGGTGCCCGGCGTCTACGGCCCCGGCGTGCGGGTCCCGATCGCCTCCACGGGCCTCAGCGAGGAAGACTGGCAGGCCCGGATCAAAGCAGAGAAGCTGCCCCACCGCGTGGTGGACGGCAAGAAGGGTGGTGAGGCGTAATGGCTTCAGGCTACTGGCGCATGGCGCTGGAGCAGGTTCCGAACGCTGAGGGCGGGGCGAACAAGGTCTCCACCGTCGTGTTCGATCTCCCGGTGACGGAGGCGGGCTTCCAGCCGGAGCCCACGCTTCTGGATCTCGCCGATGAGATCCGGGGCTACCCCGGCTACCCGCAGCACCAAGGCGCGGCTGAGTACGCGCTGGCGGGCAACTTCAAGGTCAATCTGCGGCCGGGCTCCATGGCCATGCTTCTGGCGCTTGCCGCTGGCGGCGTGACCACCACGCCGGGCGTGGGCGGCGCAGGCTGTCTCGATCCCGACTCTGTGCAGATCCCCGTGGGCGGCTACCGCCACGTGGCAAGCTGGGCAGTGGGGGACACGCCGCAGACGTGTGAGGTCAACTACTCACCCCCGGCCGGTCTCTTCTACAAGGCCACGGGCGTGGGCATCCAGTCGATCGACTTCGGGATCGAGAACGGCGTCTGGAAGACGACGTGCGACCTTGCGGCCCTGTACTGGAGCATCATCGCGGATCCCGTGATCACCCCCGCTCCTGAGAGCGTCTCGCCCTTCATCCATGGCGATATGGTGCTCACGTGGCTGGGGGGCACCGCCGTCACCAAGGACTTCAGCTTCAAGATCGAGAACAAGCTCGTCACCGATCGCCAGTTCACGGTGCGCTCCAAGTTCCCCGACCGGATCAGGATCGACTCGCCTTTCCAAGAGCTGACGGGCTCGATCCCCAAGGAGGCCATGGACGCCACCGACTGGGACGCGCTTGTGAACGGCACTCCCTTCTCCGCCAAGATCAAGCTGGAGCACAGCACGGACTTCTGCCCGGTGGGCTCTCCGACCTACCCCTACCAGATGTGGATCGAAATGCCCGCCTGCCAGTACGTCAAGGGCTCGATCGACGCGATCAAGAACGACCGCAGGCACGAGGCCAGCTTCGATTGGGCGGCAAGGTACGACACGGGCACCTCCAAGTGGGCGACGATCACCGTGGTCAATCAGATCCCGGCGATCAGCACCTACCCGTGATATGAGTGAGGCGCGGCTGCCCAGCGGCAAACGGGCACCGCTCAGGGTTCCGACGCTGGCCGATCTGCTGGCGTCAAAGGGCGGCGTCACCGCCATTCTGGAGAAGATCTGGGATGGCGGTGACGACTTGCCCGCCGCTGATATCGAGGAAGGTTACGCCCACGAAATGGTGAGCTGGGCGCTCGATCAGTTCGGCGAGTCCAACAGTGGCATGGCGCTGGCCTCCGTCTGCGAGCGCTACGGGACGCTGCCCAGCGTCTACCTGAGGATCCGCGATCCACACCTCGCGTGGAAGCTCGACTACGCCGTTACGGCAGCGCTCGCTGACAGTCAGAAAGACGAGTCGTCAGGTCGATTCGCTTCTCCCCCCGGCTCTGCAGGAAACTTCTCTCTGGAAGATCCACTCGACTAGGAGAGAATCATGGCTGAGACAGGAGCACTCGCAGAGGTCACGACGATCGAGGCGCGCGTGGTGCCGGAAGGTGAGACCTTCATCCCCACCCCCGTGTCGGAGTTCAAGAAGCCCCAGATGTGGCGTCTCGTGCTGCCCAGCGGGCTGCAGGTGAAGGCGCGCAAGCCCAACCTCTTCTTCCTCGCCCAGACCGGGCAGGTGGATCCCAAGGTGAAGGCGGCGCAGGAGAAGAAGGCCAAGACGGACGGGGGCAAGGGGAGCGATCCAGAGTCAGGGTTCACGGCAGACTCGATCGTGTTTATCAACCTCATGGCCGACTTTATGATCTGCAAGGCGATCGTGGAGCCGCGCGTCTCCATGAGCCCGGAGAAGGGCGCGATCTGCGTTGACGACGTTGACGCCAAGGACAAGATGTACCTCGTCTCTACGCTGGAGCTGAAGATCGGAGGCTGATCGGCCTTGAACGAAGAGCAGATCCAAGCGCTGCGCCTCGTCATTGGAGGCGACGCCAGCGGAGCCGTCACCGCGCTGGGCCAAGTCAATGCCGCCGCCGGGCAGCAAGTCACGCAGGCCTCCGTGCTCAAGCGCGCGTGGGCAGAGGTGGCCGTGGCCCTTGGCGCGATGGCCCTTGCCGCCGGGGTGTTCCTGAAGAAGGCGCAAGCGGCCTACATGGAGTACGGCTCCACGATCATGCAGATCCAGCAGAAGACGCAGGCCTCTGCGGAGGCGGCGTCCACGCTCGCCGGGGAGTGGAAGCGCTTTGGCGTCTCCAGCTCGCAGGGCCTCATGGCGATCCGCAACCTCACCATGGGCATCGGGAAGGCTGAGGCAGGCACCAAGAGGTACATCCAAGCCTTCGCCGCCGTGGGCGTGACGATGGACGATCTGCGCACCAAGAACCCGGCGGAGATCTTCGCGCAGGTGCGCGACGGACTCTCACTGATCACCGATCCGGCGCAGCGCACTGCGGCGGCATTCACTCTGCTGGGCCGCGCCTCCAACTCCATGACCTCCTACCTCGCCAAAACACCTGAGCAGATGAAGAAGGTAGACGAGCAGCTCAAGAAGCTGGGGCTCGTGTGGGGCGGCAAGGAGATCGCCAGCTTCGCGGAGCTGAAGGGCCAGATGGCTGATATGCAGCTCGTGTTCTTCGCCTTCCAGATGAGCATCGTGCAGGCCGTGATGCCCGCCGTGATGGAGCTTCTCCCGGTGATCAAGACGCTCGTGGACGCCTTCGTGCGGCTCCCCGATCCGATCAAGAAGGTGATCACGTGGGCAGTGCCGCTGGCAGCGATCGCAGGCGTACTCTACGCCAAGATCTCCGGCTTCGTGGGGACGCTCAATAACCTCTACGCCAAGCTCTTCCAGTCCGCCACAGCGTGGGGCACTGAGACGGCGGCGGTTGCCGCCAATACGGCGGCTCTGGAGGCCAACGCGCTGGCGCGCATCGGCGTGCCCGGCTACTCCAAGGGCACGGGCTCGTGGAACAACGCGCAGCGCGCCGGGGACCTGACCGGCGGCATGGGCTCCGCGAACGCGCAGAGGCAGGCCAAGAGCTTCGCTCAGTCACGAGGCATGATCGTCCCCACGCTAGGCGAGATCGGGCGGGCGGAGAAAAGCACGGGAAGGCTGGCCGCAACGGCGGCAAAGGCCGGGGGAGCGTTCAAGGCTATGGGGGCCTCGATCGCCTCCGCAGCGGTCTCCATGGGTCCGTATATCATCGCAGCCGCAGCGGCCTATGCCGCGATGGCGGGGATCTCGTGGGCCTACGGCGAGTGGCGCAAGGCGCAGGCTGAGGCCGCAGCGGCGCACCAACAGTTCGCCGATACCGTGGGCAGCGCGATAGACAAGGTGGGCGCGAAGGTCGGGATCCTCTCAAAGAAGTACAACGACTTTGCCAACCTCCTGCGTGAGGACGTGATCGCCGACCTCAACGATCACATCGAAGAGGGCAGCAAGTCGTTCCTTGGCGGGCCTGTGTGGTTCCACGGCACGGGTGACGCGGAGAAGGTGGCAGCGGAAAAGGCCAAGGCGATCCTCAACGCCACGCAGAAGATCTTTGACGCCGGGCCGCTCAGCGCAGAGGGCAAGCAGAAGGTCGTGGACGCGATCAACGCCCTCAAGGGGCTGGGCACCGTTGCCGCCCCGGCGGTCTCCCTTCTGAGCCACCAACTACTGGCGATCGACCCTCACGCGCTGGACAGCGCGGCGCAGAAGGCAGCCGACTTGGCCACGCAGATGCAGGCCGCAGCAGAGGCCACCAAGGCCGCTCAGGACGCCTATACCACGTGGTCCGCAGAGGTGGCGGCGGGCAACCCTGAGTACGGGACGGCCTTCGGGCAGATCGGCCCGTCCGGGGCCTATCAGGGCGGCGCGGTGGGGCAGGCCTATGCCACGGCCATGGCGGGCGCGAAGCAGCGCGCCGAAGAGGCGGCAAGCGCCGGGCAACAGGCGGCGCAGTCGCTGGCCAAGATCCCCGACAACATCCTGCAGGCGCTCAACCGGGACTGGGCGCGGATCGGCGAGCGCGTCAAGCAGTCCATGGAGGCCTTCTTCAGCGCGTGGGAGGGCTACACGGACGATATGGTGGTTACGGCGAACACCCGGCTGGGCAACCTCGCCGGGATCGCTCAATCACTGGCCACGGTGCTCACCTCGATTGCCGACGCCCCGAAGAAGGCCCTGCAGCCGGTCAAGCAGAACTGGACGGCGCTGGGGCAGTACGTCCGGTCGGCTATGAACAGCCTGATCAACGTCTTCATCGACTTGGACAACGAAATGGCAGCCACCCGCGCGGAGCGCGCGGGCTCGATCGCCTCCATGGCCGGGGCGCTGGGCTCCTTCCTGCAGGGGATCGCCGATATGCCCAAGAAGCACCTCGCCCCCACGCGGCAAAACTGGACGGCGCTGGGGCAAACCCTCAAGATGGCGATCCTGCAGATCCTCAAGGTGTTCGCCGACGTGGGCAAGATCGGGAAGCAGAGCGAGCGGGCAGGCAGTATCGCCAGCATGGCGGGCTCGCTGGGCACCTTCCTGCAGGCCCTCAACGATATGCCTGACAAGATGGTGAAGGTGACGCCGCAGAAGTGGCAGCGGCTGGCGGCAATCGTCAAGCAGGCGGTGAACGCGATCCTCTCCGTGTTCGCCTCGCTGGGGGACAAGGCGCTGGGCAAGCAGGCCGGGCGCGCGGGCACCGTGGCAGGCATGGCAGGCAGCCTTGGCACGTTCATCGGGGCGCTCGCCGATATGCCTGACACGGCGATCGTCGTGATCCCGCAGAAGTGGGCGCAGCTTGGCCGCGTGATCAAGAGTGCCGTGAACGAGGTGCTCCGCGTCTACGAAGAGATCACCACGAAGATCCTCACCAAGAAGGCCGCGCGCATGGACTTGATCGCCTCCCTCGTGGGGCCGCTGGCGACGATCATCGACTTCTTCAAGAACGCGCCCACGACTGCCGTGGGAGCGATCCGCCAGAATTGGGGCCAGTTCGGCTACGTGATCCAGACGGCCGTGGAAGAGATCCTCGTGCAGTTCAAGACGTGGGATGAAAAGGTGCTCAAGATGCGCTCCGGTAAGATGGGGCTGATCGGCTCCATGACGAGCGTGGTCGCCGATATCCTGAGCCTCGCCACGAGCATCCCTGAGGCCATGAACAAGCTACTGGGCTTCGGAGATACCGACTACGCGGCGATCTTCAAGGACGTGGGCCAGAAGATGGTGGAGATCATCCGGGCGCTCACGACGGCCTTTGACCGGATCCCCAAGGCGGCGGATCTGGCCAAGGCTGAGAATGCCGTCAGCACGCTCACGCGGATCTTCGGGAAGATGAGCGAGCTGAGCGTGGCGATCGCCCCGCCAGAGGCTGCGGCTGCAGGCACCGGGGCAACCCCGCAGCTCCCCGACGCCTCGCGCGTGCAGGCGGCGGCGGCGGGCGGCGGCGTGCAGGTGACGATCAATATCAAGAACCTCAACGGGACCGATCACGCCGCCGCCAAGAGCCTCGCCGCGCAGGTGGCGCGGATCCTCCAGCACAACGCCCAGATGCGCACGCGGACGGCCTACTGATGCAGGCATGGACGGCTCCGGGGCGCTGCTTCGTGGCGTGGGATGGGCAGGCAGGGCCTTACTACGATACGGCTGCCCGCGAGAAGGCCCACGGCTCTTACAACGTCTACCGGGGGCTCTCCCCCTACCTTGACGCCTGCGTGCTGATCGGACAGACGCGTGCAGAGGGTTTCCTTGATTGTGCGGCCTTCGACACGTGCGTGGCGTACTACATCGTCACGGAGCAAGCCACGGGTGAGACCGTGGGATCCGTAGACGTGCAGATGCCTCGCACCACGGGCGAGCGTGCCGCGCCAGATGGGGTGTCTGACGCTAACGCAAGGCCCAGCGGGGCGGGCACTCACGTGAGTTGGGTGGCCAGCGGAGTGGCTGAGCGCGAGATCCTCTGCTACCTCGTGTGGGATAGCAATCAGTCGGAGCCCGACAGCGTAGTGTGGCCTGCGCCGGATCGTGGAGACGTGAACTTCGTGGACTACACGCACCTTGCGCGAGGTACGAAGCCCTACGATATCCGCGCGCTGGATACGCAACTGCGGCTCAGTGAGCTTGTGGAGGCGACCTACCACCAAGGCGGCGGCTACGTCGGTCGCTGGAACCTTATCCACAACCCTCGTGTTCACGACACGCTCGTTTACGACGACTCGAACTGGTATGTGCGCAACGACGACGAAACGACGCGGGAGACGAGCGCTCCGGGTTCGCCGCCCGACGGGGCAGACGCCTTTATCAAGGCGGTTCCTACAATCTTCATTCCGGGAGCGTCAGCGAACCATCCGACGCCATACGCTGTAACCGACGAGTTCAAGGAGACGTGGCGCCTAGACCCGGACGGGTCAGCACAGGTCGGCTACCTGCTGTGGTCGTTCTGGGCCTACAGCGACGACGCGAAGTGGCAGGTGCAGTCGGTCGTTTGGAACAACTCTGGCGGAGTGCACTCTATTCAGGAGGAATGGGTGCCGTTGTCAGACGATTCGACGTGGCACCGTTATGACCTCGCCATGCCGCTGTACGAGGACTTCGTCGCGCTGAGGTTTGCTCTTACCGCAGCACGATACGTCGTGCCTACCGGGACTGCCTACCTGACATTGGCGCACGTAGAGCCCAGCCTTACGGACGCTCCGCTGTCCTACAGTGATGGAGATATCACCGGATGGTCGTGGGAGAAGACGGAGTACACCGACGATGATCCACCTATTGTGGAGGCAGCACCGGGAGATCCTCACGGCTCTATGAGTGTGCTGCGTTCTAGCCGCTGGAACAGTGTGTGGAACCCCGCTGCGGCTGATCTTTCTGAGTGGCAGGACGACAGTAGCCCGTCCTTGGCCCGCGTCGCGGTGATCTCTGGAGTGAGCCTGCCAGCCGGGGCCGCTGCCTGCTTTGGTTGCGGGCCAGAGGCGAACGGGGCGGCGCTTCAGTCGATCCTGCGCCCGCTGCCTCCCGGTGTTCTGCCCGGCGACACACTTGAGTGGCAGGTTCAGCTCTACGTCGGCGGCAGCGTCACGAATGACGACTGCAGCCTTGACGTAGAGATTGGGTGTTTCGATCTTGATGGCACCCTTATCGAGTGGGCTTGGGTGGTCAATCCTGATCCGCCGGGAACCATTGAGGTGCCCCTGCCCCTCGTCAACTTCGCCCTTCTGTCGGGGAGCATCATCGTGCCTGTCGGGACGTTCCTGTTGAAGTTCTATGTCACCTGTAACGAGCTGGTCTCTGGCGGCGCAGATGCTGCTGTGATCTACATGACCCAAGTGATGCTTGCGGGAGAAGGGGTGGGCTCCTACGGCGACGGTGACACTGCGGGTTGGGTTTGGGCCAACGGCGACTGCCACGGGCCAAGCTGCGCGAACGAAGGGACGCTATGAGCCCCACCTACGATATCGTTCCCCACCGCCTGATCCCCGGTGTCTCTGTCTCGTGCTGCGCTCTCCCTGAGAGACTCACGTGGACGAACAACAATGCGGGCGGCTTCGGGACGGCGGAGTGGGATCAACGCGGCGAACCCGCTGACAACGGCACCGAAGTGACGATCTCCTGCGAGGGCGCGACGGGTTTCGAGGGCAAGGTGCGCGAATCTACGCTGGGCATCGGCGAGAAGCAGATGTACCGCGTCTCCTGCGTGGGGCGTTACGAGGATCTCAAGGACGACGAGACCGTGGAGGCCGTTTTCGCCGACCGGGACCTGTCACAGTGGCAGCAGGCCGACTGCAACAACTGGCAGGCCGCGCCTGACTTCGCTATCAGCACGGACCTCACCAACTCCCTCCTGTTCAACTTCCCTGAGGGGGAGCCCGGCGCACTCAAGGTGGACTTCACCGACCCCAGCTCCCCGTACATGAGCGGACGCAAGCCGAACTTGCCGCACACGGGCAACTGGATCCCCTATTGGGATCCCGGCGACTTCGGTGCTCCAAAGGTCCTGTGGACAGCGACCTACTATCACGTGGGTGGCGGCGCAAGCACCAAGAAGGCCAGCGGCATATCCTTCAACGCCTACTGGGATCTGCGTAGCCCCCTGCTGGACGCCATGGAGACCCCGGACTACACGCGCCCCATCCGGCGGGCCTGCTATGGCCCCCCCTTGAGCCACAAGAACAAGCACGCCGACTATCCCTACTTCAACTACTGGACCGACTTCATCGGCTGGAACAACCGCAC